TCTAATGATTCTAGCTTTGACTCAAAATCACTCATTTTACTTTCAAACCTCCATACTGCTCCAGCTAAAGCTAAAACTCCTAGAGTTATAGTTAACGCAAAAGGTAACTTAATTGTTGTTTTTTCAAAATCAAATAGTGCCATATATTAATTAGTATTAAATTTAATTGCTTCCATTTACAAAATTGCTGTTATGTAAGGGGTTACTAATGTTATAAATCTATCCATACCTCCTTGTATCCAATGTACTTTATCTGTGTCATAATAAGTAGTATTATTAGTCGCTGCTTGAGTTGCAAAAACAGAATCAGCAGCTATATCAATCAAAGTTGCATTAACTAAATTATCTCTTAATAATTGATTGTATGTTTGCGTTCTACCAAATACATTATTAGTATCACCACTAATAGTAGTAGCTGATACAGTACATATCAGTATTTTATCTGTAAATTGCTTAACATGATTAACCCATAATTGCATTTGGTCAAATGATTGTTGAGCTGTTTTAGACGGAAAAGCCCAAAGATTGTTTAAACCTTCCATATTTAAAACTACATCATTAGCATTTATTGTAGATGAATTAAATTGAGTAGTCATTTTAGCATTAATTTGTTCCTGATTTTGACCGCTTATAGAATAATCAAACAAGCTTAAAGCTGGATATGACCCCTTAATATCTGTATATATTTTAAATGTTGTATATTTTTGATTATTCGTAACATGATTTGCATCAGTATCTATTAAAGAATTACCTTGAAAAAATAAACGCTTAGGCCTATAAGTTGCTACGTTGTTCATTATAATTCAGTTTGATAAACAATTGAACATATTAATGTTTTGCCACTAGATGCTGTAAATACTCCGAAATTAGCTGTATAAACATCTGCAATATTTGAATTCAATCTAATTCTCATTACTCCTGTTGCAGAAGCTCCATTATTATATATTTGAACTATATATGTTTGTCCTCCGAACCCAACATTTGCTGCAGCAAAAGGTAAAGTGATTGTAAACGTTGTCGCATTTGAAGTACCTAAATTACTTGGGTAAAATATAAAGTGACAAGTATTTCTACTTAACATCTTGTATCTACAGTCTCCTGCATTAATTGTTGGAGCTACCGAAAAACCAGTAAAAGCTGGCGCAAAATTAATGTAAGCGTCAATTACGCTCATATAGCTTACACACCTCCAATTCCCACCTCCTTCACTTCTAAATACAGCAGTATCTCCAGCACTAGTTGTTATGTTAGCTGCTCCTGGTAAAATTAAAGAAGTTGAATTATGTGTTAATGTTAAAGCTCCATCAAAAACTAAAGTCTTCTCAAAACCAGCAGTAGCAGTTCCTAAACTTGTTATAGCTGTAGTTCCTGTAATGTGATTATAATCCCCTCCTGAGTTGTAAAGATTTATAGAAGATGCTGAAGGTATATCAGAACCTTTAACCCCATAAACACCTCCGTTTCCTGATTTTTGAGAAACAGTCCTTTTTTTACTAAAATTTGTCATTATCCGTAATATTCTATTGTTAATATACTAGCTATTCCCGCTTCAGCAGAAATAACTTTTAAGTTCTGAATATTTGTATTATTGGTAATTTCAAAAAAATCACCATCTCCCATCCACATACCATGTGATGTAGTAGGAGTATCCGTAGAAACTAACGTGTATCTTAATAAATGAGATGTATCTGTAGGAGAACCTGCTTTCTTAACTTTGATACAAACAGATTTAACATCCGCTGCTAAACTTCCGTTTAATAAACCAGTAAATGATAATGATTGCGCTGTATCTGATAATGTTAATTCTTTAGTTCCTAGACATATCCTGTCTGCTAATGCTGCATTAGTAACACCTATTGATTTTGCTATTCCTCTTTCCATTTTATTAAAATTTTATGTATCAAAAATAAATAAAAAAAGGCTTAGTTTTTTACACCAAGCCTTTTTAATTGTAATTAATTTAAAAATTAGTATTTCCAAATTGCAGGAACAGCAGCAACTTCGTTTAATACTAAATCAGGGTCTCCGCCTCCGATATTCACGGCACGTACAAATGGAATCATAATATCACCTGCATCGAAAATTAAAGCAGTTGTACCAGCAGAATAAACTGGATAAGTAACATCGTTTAATTTACAAGTAACTAATCCGCTTACGGCTACTAAAACCTCTACAGTTAAATAAGCAGCGTCAGTAGGAACAATAGTAGTTGAAGTAGATACAGTTGCAGCGTTATTTAAAATACCTTGAGTAGTAATTAAATCTCCGTTAGCAGCTAATGAACCAACGGCACCTAAGTCAGTATAATCATTAAAGTCAGCAGCATGAGCAGCCTTCTTACGGAAACCTACTAACCAAGCCATATCAGTCCAATCAGCAGCCACTAAACGAGCAAATACTGAGAAAGCTGTTTTACCAACAACAAACTCTTGAGGAGCAGATGTTAATAAGCTTGGAGTGTATTCAGCGCCTTCTGTGTCAGTTAAATCTTGGTCTAAAACTAAACCTGTATTACCTGGAGTTGGCACTGTAACTGTTTGAGTTCCGATTTGAGTGTAAGTCCACTTAGCATCAGATGCCATTTTATTAGCTCCTGTAGTTGTTGGAACAGCTCCGGCAGCACCTTGGAATAAAATAACATTATCTAAGAAGTCAACCATTGCAGATGGATCATTAGCAAATTGCTTGTATAAACCTCTGTGTAATTGACGAGAGAATGCAATATATCCTGATAAGTTAGTTGTAGATGTACCAGCACCATTATCAACCCAAATATCTGCATTTCTTACTAACATACCTGTAACTCCATTAGATATTGTAGGAATAGATACCATATCGTCAATATAAGAAATAGAGAACAAATTGTATTTTTGTCCACTTACAGCAGAAGCACCAGTAATTGTTTTAGGTCCATCAATGTAACCTGAAATTAAGCTAGAGTAAACTAAGTCGTAAGACGGAGCATAGTTAGCTAAAGTAGCACCTACACCATTAGCATAAACAGCAGCAGTTGTTAATGTAATGTTTGTAATTGCAAAACCACGACCATCATCATCAGTTCTTAAATAAACTGTAGAAGCCCCTTCACGGTTAGTACTTGTTTGACCAGGAGCTGGGTAGTAACCTGCATCATCAGTAATAGTAAATCCTGAACCTGTTCCTAAAGAAGCAGCTACAACATAATTACTAGATACTGCATTGATTTTAGATACTAATTGTAAGTGAATATACTCTCTACGAGCAGCATCATTAGCGCCCTCTTTAGATAAGTCAGCAGAAGTTGTGTAAGAATACATGAAAGGAACTTCAGTTAATCCTTGATTTCTACGACTAGCATCTCCGATACATACAATGTAACGAGTTGAAGCAGTTGGTGTATAAGATGTGCCACCTACAGTTACCACTTGAGATACCTCCGCACGATAATTCATTTGTGAGAAATTTACAATACGAGATTGTTTGATGGGATTTAATCCTGGGATTAAAATTTCTCCTCCCACATACTGTACATCTGTCCCCGCAGACGTATTAAACAGTACCGATTTTTTTAATTGTGACATTTGTTTTTTTGTTTTTATTGGTTTATAATGAGTGTAAATGTAATTATTATTTTAATACGATTTTACTTAGATTCTTTTTCTGCAAAAGCAGCATTGTCAAAAGACGAAACTACTCCTAATAATATCTCAGCAGCCATTTTAGCTATTTGGTCATGACATTTATCCGGTAATTCTATAGTTGTTGTATTAGCTGCTAGCACTACTTGACCACTTGTTAAGTTAGTATTTGCAGATGTGAAAGCATCTCCAGGCTGGTAAGTTACACCATTATGTACGCTTTCCTGAGTAGCTATATAATTAGTTGCATTAGTTAAAACACCTGTTCCATAGTCTATATATTGACTTTCTAAACCCATATTGAATGCCGCCGGTTGCTTAATATAATCCAACTTACATGATGAAATTGTAGTAGAATCTCCTTTGTAAATAAGCAACCCTGTAGAATCTTCTAAAAAATAAGGCTTTTTATTAGTAGGTTTTCTAAAAGAACATTCTAATAATGGACCACGCTTATTATAATCAGTCTCTCTAGCGTATGTAGTATAACTATTTATTGTTAAAGTTAAAGCCGCAAATGTTTGGTAATCTGCTGGGTAGTTAACATGATTAATATAAACATTATCATTATATGTTCCTACATTTGTTGGCGCAGTTGTGCTTGTTTTTAGCAACGTGTATAACTCATCTCTATACTTTTGTATTCTATCTATTCCTGTTAGCTGATTCGATAAAATAGTATCAGTAATACTATCTATTTTCTTCATAATAGCATCATTTACAGCCTTGTTCTTTTCAATATTATAAAACCTCGAAGTATGAGTTAAGTTAGTGTATAAATCTATTGCGTATCCAACTTGTATAGCGTTCATTGTCGTAATTTTTTAATAAAAGTAAATAAAAAAAAGGCAAGTTTTTAGCTCGCCTTTCTCTTTGTGTTTAGTGGTAATTTATTGTTCTAATTTACTCTCGTGTTCTTCAATCATTTTTAGAAGTTTCTCCTCAGTAACATGAGGTAATGCAAATCCTTTAATTCCTAAATCTCTTGCTTTAGTTTTTAACTTAGCAAATCTTTCTTCTGGAGTTTCAATTACTTCAACCGTCACTTCCATTTTTTGTTTTGTAGCATTAGTAGCTTCTAACTCGGCAATTCTTTTCTTTAATGCTTCTTTCTCAGGATCTACAACTTGCTCTTTTACAAATGACATTGACTGACGAGTTCCTGCATCAATATCTTCGTATTGCAATTTAATAGAGTGAGCAATATTCTCTTTTTCCATCAAGAAATTAATAGCAGCATCTTGACTATGACCTAATAATAATCCGCCGTACATGAATGTATTTGTAGCATAATCTAAAGTGATGATGTTTTTAGCTCTTGCTTTATTGAATATTGTGATATATTGTCTATTTGGACTTTCAAAAATATCAATAAATTTACGAGGGTCATTATCTACAAATCTGTAAACTTCATCTAATAACATCTCACGATTTCTATTAGCAGCTACATTCACCCCAATATTTAAAGCCATTTCTTCTAATTGGTCATCTTTTAATGAATCAACAATAGCTTCAGCTCTTTGTCTAACTTTACGTTTATCAACGTTTTTAGAAGCGTTAATTTGCTTATCAAATATTTTATAGATTGGCTTACCTGATTGATTAGGGCTTCCCTCTACAGATGGGCTTCTCATCGCCATAATGTATAATCTTCTATCTGATGGGATAGATAAATCAAACATCATATTACCATCTAATTTAACATAGTTGTGAGCAATAGCTTTTGTTCTATCATCCACACCCGTGTGCAAACCAAATAATAATCCTGTTTCTATGTCTTTGTAACGTTTGATGATTACTTCATCATCATTCTTAGGTTTTCCATCAACTGTTAAGTTGTTTTTTAATCGCTTAATTTCAACGATTCCTTCTTTTGGCGCCCAAATTTCTGAGTCTAAAATTGCGTACTTATAGCCGTAGCCTGTTCCGTCTTTTACGATTTCGTAATGTTCTCCTTCCTTCAGCATCTCGCTTACTATTTTTTTTGAGTTCATATTGTTATGTTTTAAATTTAAGACAAATATATAAAAATAATTCAAACTTGAGTTAAAAATGTAACCTTTTAAAAATAGTTTCGTTTAAGTACTTAAATCAATACAAAATAAAATGAAATTATTTAAAAAACTATTCGCAAAGAAACAATCTGATGCAAAAACTTATTTATTAAAAGCCAGTGAATTAGTAACTGAAATACTAAAAAAAGAATATGGTAACGATATATATGTCGGAATATCTGTTTATAATGCAACAAAACAACATGAATTAATAGATGATACTGTTGCTATTTATGACTATCTACCATCTATTCACTTTATTCACTACAATAAAAAACCCTAACATTTCTGCTAGGGTTTTTACTATGTTCTTTGAAATATTGATTAAGATTTGCGGATAATAGCCCAGTTTTGAGTATTATAGATAGCAATTAAATCTTCTTTTAACATTGCGAAGGTATCTGCATCTTTTTGAGTGATTACAGTTCCTGAACCTACTCCTGTCATACCTTTTAAATCAGCATTAACCATAGAACGGTTTCCACCATGCGCTCCTTTAGGGATAATCTCCATATTAGGGCCACGAGAACCTTCTAAGTTACCACCGATATAAGTACCTGACATGATGTATTTTCCATCAGCTCCAGTTGCAGGGAACTTCAAGCTATCATCAAATAATGGGTGAACTACACAAGTTAAAGAGCTTCCACCGTACTTAATAGTTGTGAAAGTATAACCTGCTGTTACATTAGCAGCACCGCCTTGTTCTGATTGGAAAATTTGACCATTTAAAGAAGCTGAAATTGTAGCTGCTTGTGTTTGGAAATTAAAGAATCCATCTGTACCTGTTACGAATACTAAGTTAACCTTAGAGTTCTCTTGGTTAGATTTCTTAACTAACATTTTGATAGTGTCAATAAAGTCATCAGAAGTCGCGTTACCGTCAACACCTGAACCGTAAATAACATTACCACCTTGAATTTGCTCTTCAACACCGTCACCAGCAGTAATTACACCTTCACCATCTAAATCTTGGTAAGGAGATACAGCTCTACGAGAACCATCAGAGTTTTTCATAGATGAAATACCAAACCATTTTTCAAATTCGTTTTCTCCAGCAAATAAAGCTTCTGCTTGACGTACTGCTTCGTATTTCCATCCTTTAGTTAAACCATTAACTCCGAAATACTCATACCAAGTAATATCGTTAGCTGCTGAACCTGTGATAGAAACTGTTTTACGTTGGATAGTCATATCTAAGATAAAACGATCAGGAGACATTGTACGAGAATAACCTCTATTTGAACCTTCACCGTAGTTAGTAGACACTGCCATACACGTTGCTGCACCGTTTCCGTTTGGAGCCGCGTGAGTAGCGTAAACGAATACTTCACCTTGCTTATGTTGGAAATTGTATAAGTAACCGTTAGCTGTCTTAACCGGTTCAGCCATACATAATGCTTGGTAACGTCCTGAGTTACCGAATAACACGTTATGTCCTTTGTAGATATACTTATCTTTAATTAATAACTGGAAAGAACCATCACTTCCTGATGCTCCTACTTGTTGTAAAATTGTTGACGGTCTATCTAAACGTCCCATTACTGAGAACTGTAAGTTAGAGCTTCCGATTGGAGTTCCTTCCGGAGCTTTACCAAACTTCTCGTCTGCTGTTACGTTGATACCGTAAGGACCTACTGCGCCTGAAGTTAATAATGTAGAAAGCTGACGCATATCAACTTGATACATCATTTTTTTAACCTCTGGGAATAGGTTTTGATTTTTCATTAAATCTAATTCTGTTGTACATTCGTCAGTAAATGTACCTGCTACGATACGAGTCTGACCTGGATTTTGACCTGGCATAATTTTTATTTTTTAGTTTTAAGTTGTTTTTAATTTTGTTTTTTACTTCAATCCTGGTTCTTGTGTTAATTTCTTTAATCCTGTTAATTGCTCTTGTTCCGTTGTGCTTTTACCATTTCCTAAGTTCTCTACCGGTGGTATATTACTTAGATGTTTAGTTACCGAAAGTTTACCTTTAGCTTCGCTCTTAGCGATAGCTGCTTCATAGGCTTTTTTCCCTAACTCATGGTACATGATAAACTCTGCTCTTTTATTTGGATCGTTTAGTATTTGGTCGTACTTACCTTCACTATATTTACGAGCCATAATTTGCTTAGACTCAGGAGCAATAACAGCACCCATAAAACTCGGAATTTCATTCAGAGCCTTTGTTACAGATTCTATTTCACTGCTTCTTTTTGATTCTAAGAACTTAGCATTGTTTTCTCTATATTTTTCTACTAAAGCATTTTGCTCATCTAGTATTTGTTTTTCGTATGAATCTAATTGAATATGTATTCTTTTTGCCTCATGTTCTATCTCTCCACTTTCAATTTTTTTCTCAATCTCATTATCTATCCAAGACTTATCGGCATCAGTTAATTCTCTTAATTGCTCTATTGCGCTAGTTAAATCTTCTCTATACAACTCAACTGGACTCATGTTTCTCCAAATTTTTATTTGGTTTAAAGGAGCCTCTATTTGTTCTAAAGTTTTACCAGCTTTCTGTAATTCAATCTGCATTCTAGTTCTTGGGTTTATATCATGCAATAATTCATCAAGTCTTTGGTTTTTAACTTCCTCAATCTTTTGCTCTAAAGGTTGTATTTTAGCAGCTATATATGCTTCAGGAGTATTTTCTGTAATTTCTAATCCTTCTGATTTAGCATAAGCTATCCAACTTCCTTCTTCAGCCTCATTTTGAACTGACTCATCTTCTAATTTAAGAACGGTTTCCTCATCAAGCTTTACTTCTTCAGTAGTTTCTTCGCCTTCTTTCTTTTCGGCTTCAGTGTTCTCTACTGTTAATTCACTTTCTGGGTTTACTGTTTCTTTTACCTCTTCTTTAACTTCCTCAGTATTTGGTTTTTGCTCTTCTACCGGTTTTGGTTGACCGAAATCAATTTGTAAACCTGGTTCTGTAGCTAATTTACTCAAATCTGCTTTTGGAGGAGTTGCAACCTGAACATCTCGTTCTGTATTTTCAGCAACTATTGTTTCATTTTCTGGCATATTGTTGTATTTTTATTCAAATGTATTAAAAATTCTGATTGTTTATATTTTCGTTTGAAAATTTATGTTGATTTAATACCAATTGGTCAGACATCTCTGATTTTTTTACACGGATGTCAGCATCCGCTTGAACGTTTATTTTTTCTAAGTCATGTGCTTGAGCATCTTCAATCTCTGCTTTTCTTAACTCTAATTGTTGTTGTAATTGAGCTTGTTGCATTTGTTGTTGAGATTGTAATTGAGCTTGTTGCTGAGATTGTAATATCTCTTTCACTTTAGCTTCAGCATCTTCTAAGATAGCTTTTTTCTCTGCAAATGTTTCTGCCAACATGAATTTCAACGCATCCGCCTGAGTAATTTCTTTTGCATTTAAAGAAGCTTCCATTAATCCTTTCATAAAAGCATTAACTTGAGAATATTTACTTCCATCTTGAATATGAACACCATAATCTTTATATCCAACCTCTTGAGTTACTTGTAAATATCTAAATTTCTCAGTACCTAATATTTGCTCACCTTTTTCTATTTTATAGAAAGCTAATGTTAATTTCTCAGACTCCACTAACTTATTAAGAACTTTACTCATATATAAGTGTAATCCATAAAAGAAAGGAGCTGTTATAGTTCTTGATGCTGTAATAGCCTGGTCAGTATTACTTACTGTTGCGCTTGCAGATATTTGACCTTCTCTATTTTCATTAATACCAGTCATTCTATCCATCATAGCTAATAAGTCATTCTTAAAAGCTATTAATGAAGGAAACGTGTCGCTTAAACCTATATCTTCTGTTTGAATTATGTTATTTAAGCTTACATCTCTTCCGTGCATATTTCCTGTAGCAGAAGTATCGTAAGTAATAAATCCGTCATTGATTAAATTATACATTACTTCTTTTACAGAAGAGTTTGAACTTAGCGCCGCCTTGTTGAATCCTAAAGATTTACCACTGTACTTATTAATGTCTTGTAATATCTTATACATCACAATATCAAACACATTAGATAAATTCTCTAATTCATTCATTAAAGATATTCTCTTTCCATCTACTGTTTGACATAAGAATCCTACATAAGAACCACCGATAATTCTAGTCGGGTCATCTACTTTTCTAGGAATAAACAATGCTCTTCTTCTATTAACATCTAGTTCTTTTACTCCTCCGATACGAGTTGCTTCCCATAAATCTTCAGCGTATTTTACAATAATCTCATAAGATCCTTTAGCTACTTGTTTATCATGCCAATCTTTATTTTTTTCGTATTCTTCCGTGTTTAATTCTATGTAAATAAACGGCTCACTACTATCAAAAGCTAACTGAGTTGCTGTCTTTTTTAGTTTCTTAAAGTAAGTCGGAATAACTGATTTCCATTCAATGTGCATCACTTGAATCATTAAGTTTCCTCCAACCATCTTAACACCCATATTGTTATTTCTTCTTAGGAAATCTGTTGGGTTTTGAGCAATACTATTTACTAATGCAACTTGTTCCGGAGTTAATTCAAATTTTCTTAATACATCATGTGTTGACATATAAAAACAAGCTCCATGTAAAGGACTCTTTTCTAAGAAAATATCTCCTTTAATCTCTTCAAATATAGCATCTCTTGGGTCAACACTTATATAGTGTGTTTCGCCTTGTTCGTTTCTCTCTATTTTACCATAACACATAGATGTTATAGCTGTGTTTAAAACGTCTTCAGAGAACTTTATTTTAATATCATCTTCAATAATCTTATCATTTAAGACTATTTGCATGATTGTTTCTTCTTTATCTTTTGGACTTATTTTATTCCATAATGGATCATCTTCACTTTCCGGAATAGGCGCGCCTTCTAATACATCAACTCCTACTTTATCTCTTAATTGCTCTAGTTCTTTTTTAGCAATCATAGCGCCATACATCATATCCATTTTTGCCATCTTTTCAGATTTAGCATCACGATTAGTTGTCTCTACAGTGGCAGCCAAAGGTTGCATTAAAAACTCACCAACCATTAACTGTATTTTTGGTTTATGCGCTCTGTAAGCTATATACTTAGCTTTGTTTGCCTTACCAAATGTTTTTGTTAAAATGTTTATACTATCCGGTTGTTTAATACCGTTATACGATAAGAAGTCTTTATCCATCTTATCTCTTAATGAGTTACTTCCTCTCCATATATTTTGAGCGTAATCTAAGTGTAAAGAACACCATTCAGGAGTCTTATCTTTTTGCGGAATCGTTTGCGATGGAAAAATCTGTGAACTAGCCATTTATTGAATTATTTTATTCAAAAATAGTTAAAATTCTTTTATGTAAAACTAGAACCACCAAAATCCTTTTCAGTTCCAAATCCGTGATTATTTTCTTCATCTATTGGTATATGTTCACCATTCTTATCAAAAGCCCATCCGCCGAATGAGAATGGGTCTTCTTTTGCTATCTGAGAATTATCTCTTGGTGTCACATTATTACTCACACACTGCATTAAGGCTATACCATAAGCGTCTGCTAAGTCATTATCACTTCCAACTTCTACTTCATCAAAGTTACCTAATTGATTAATTAATTCAGGAAACCATATATTTTGAACATCATAATCTACAGCAGATTGCATTAAACCTACCATCATTTGACGGCTATAACTATTTAACGACACGCAAAATTCGTGTGACTGCTTAGTGTTTTCACTTTCAAATTTAGTTGGTCTTGGAGCTAAATACTTAGTGCAACCAAAATCTTTATATGTGTTAACTAATCCTGAACTTCCTGCTTTATCTATTAATGTATCCCCTATTAAATTATAATAAACAGATAATTTAACACACATTTCGAAAAACAACTCTTTCTTTTTTGGACGAGTAAATATAGTGGCCACTGGCATATATCTAGGTATTCCAAATGTGTTTATTGTAGTTATTACACACATAGCACCTAATGATTTAGATACACCCTGGTCTTGATCATAAGGGTCAATACCTCCTTTATATAGTCCTTGTAAATGTTTTGCCGGATGGTATCCATCTAATATTAAAACACAATCCGAGTCATCATCAGTATCTTTTGCTGCCACAGCCCTTACTTTCAAAGGCTCTACTCTTAATCCTGTTTCTTCATTAAGTACCCACTCTAATTTATATTTAGAATATTTTTTTTTGTTTATTGTTATTTCATCTTGTTGAGCATTTAACTTTTGTATATCGAAGTTATTACTAAACATTTTTCTAAATATCTCAGATTCGTTTATAGGGTTATTCTGTAAATGTTCGAGATATTTTTTCAAGTCTCCTTTCTTTAACCTCTCTCTCTCTTCCATGATATTTTCCATGGCCGCTTCTCTATCTTCGCATCCGATTATCTGATAAGGTTTGTATTTTTTTAAAAGATTAGGTGTTTCAGATACATCCTTCCCGAAACGTGTCGCTCCTCCGTAAAAAGGTTTTTTAAATCTATCTCCTGTAATTAAAAACTTAACTGCATTATAGTCATTTGGATTTTCCCATACTTTCTTAAAATCTTTAGAACCTTTATTAATATTGCCACCGGTTCCGTAAATCATAAACATACCTACCTGAGTATCACCGTCCATTAAACAGTCATTTGTCGCACTAATAAACTCACATAAATTCTCAAACTCCCCAGACTCTTCCGCTACAACATCATTTAAGAATAATCCCTTAAACATATTAGGGTTGTTGTGCATGGTTCGTACAAATATCTTACAGTTATTGTTTTTTAGTGTTGTTTTACCATTCTCTATTAACTCATATCCTGAAACTACTTCATCAGGGTTGTTTAATAATGTGTTAACCCTTAACTCAGGTTGTAATAAAGCTTCAGAATCCTCCCACTTTGTCATAAAATCCTCTGCATATTTCTTTTGCCCTGCCGCTATACCTGCCTGATATGACTCACTAAATCTAAATCCGTAATCTATTTTTGCTTTTTGAGTAAATTCTGATATGCCGGCTCTTCGTTTTTTACCTATTATTAAGTTTTTACCATTAGCCATACACCATTCAATTATATAACATAACTGCAAGTGTAAATCACAAAAATCAGGAGTAATTACACCGTGTACTGTACTCATTCTATTAAAATTCATATAATAATAGAATCTTCCTGGTATAAATATTCCACCGGTTTGGTATCCGTTTACACATCTGTAAATTTGCTCGTTCCAAAAGTTCTCATAATCTGTTGTACCTACTACTTTTGGATTAATAGAAGCGTCTGCATAATCAGGTATTCCGTCTACAACTAATGGATTCGGGCAAAATCCCTTTCCTTTGATATATGGCGGCTGTGGTATTGGTAAATCTTCTGCTCTCATACTTTTTTAGCCGTTACTGCCTTATACATTTTTTGATTAGACTTTAGTTTCTCAAAATGGCTTAGTGATATATTACCTTTAAGTTCTCCTTCAAGTATTTTCTCTTCTACTACCTCTCTTTCTATTGCTTGAATAGCTTTTCTGAACTTATCAATGCTATCCATTGTATTCTTAATGCCACTTGCCGAGTTTTCTTCTTCTAAAATACCTAATAAAGAGTCTATCTTCTTATTATACATCTCTACTAATTCAATATTTCTATTATACTGAAGTGATTTGTAAGCTTCTATTGCATCTTTTATTCTTTTTGGTCTTTTCTCTTCATTTAATAGCTCCGGAACATTATCATTCCATACGTGAAATATTGCCTTAGAAACTCTTTGTCTCTCAGGAAACTGTCTGTAAATAGAATTGTAATCGTAAGCTAAAATAATGAATAAAACCTCTTTGTCTGTCAATAGAGCTAATTGAGGTTCAAGTTTTACAACATCCGGATGTAACACCTTGTTGTTCTTCTGATCAATAAAAAATAAATAACTCATAGTATGTAATTAAAAAACCGTAAGCATCTCGCCTACGGTTTCAAATTTAGTGATTTTTTATTAATGTTTATGCTTATACTTATAAACTACACTTGTTTCAATGTATCTTTTGTAGTATAAAGGAGTATCTTGGAATTGCTGATTATATTCTTTTTGAATAGTATTTCTTTCTTCATTAGCCACAACTGCTACTACTATACATCCAACGATATCTAAAATAAATACTATTGATATTATAAACCTCATCATACAAAGTAATTAGATTTTTTTCTTTCAGCATATTGTTTACCTGCAAATTCTCCATAAGGCTTACCTTCAAACAATTGCTCTTTACCATTCATTCTAATTTCTCCGTTTACTAAAAAATTAACATTATCAAATTCAGCAACCCCTTCATTAAAAGCTAACCAATCTCTAAATCCGCCAAGTGTACCCTGTGGTAAATTACATCTTCCAACTTCTTTATCTTTTAAATACCATACTATTTCTTCTTTTATATGTTTAAGAAAGTTTTTATGTAAGTTTTTATCAATCTCATCTAATGTTTCGCTGTTACATTTTTTACAATAAACATTTGTAATTCCAGCAAAAGTAATTGTTGATTTATCGTTTTCAACATCTCCACACTTTTGACACTCTTTTGTTTTATCTACTGAATATTCTTTTTTATCAACTTGATTAAATACATCAACTATTTTACAGTTTTTTAAATAATCATTTTTATTCCCTCCTAAATTTTCAACATGAGGCTTGCATCCACCTTTTGAACTATCCCATTCGATTATACCTTTTTCTAATGCGTATTTAGATATTTCATTCATTGTCTTTGAACTAGGTAATGACTTAACATCGTATCCTAAAATCCATCCTTTTTGTTTATTTTCCATTTTTTTACGTTTTTTTATTTAAATATACCAATCATTTCTAATACAGACGCTAATTCAGATTTATTTTTAATGTCACCATTAAATAAATACACTGGACACTCGTTAATTCCCATAGTTTCTTTATTATAAATTGATATAATGACCTTGTTAACATCTTTAGTTATTCCGTGTAGATACCCTATAAAATAAATTAAATGTTTTTTGTCTAATTGATAAACTTTATACTGTCCACCAAACATCATTCTCTCATCGTTAAAATGTATTGTCTCATTTATTTTAAATCCAAAACTTTTTATATCATCTTCATCTAAATACTTAACTCTAATTAAACCTTTAAATAACTTATCTTCTAAGATTTCAAAAGTATCATAAAATTCAAACATTCCGTTAAGCCATTCGATACAAAACTCTTCGTATTCAAATCCTATATGAAACTCTGTTGCTTTTGGCTTGTAATATTTTTCTTTTTCCATTTTTTTATTTTTTACGTTTTTTAATTCAATTTTGAGTTATTTTTTAAAATATTTCGTCATCATCGGCGGATACATCTATAAATTCTGCTTTAACTGTATTATCTAACATATCCTTTATGTCTTCTTTGAAGGTTTCTAAGAATATCTTTACATCATTCTTTAGATAAATTGTTGGCACCACTTCATTCTTATAACTAAGTAATTTATTATTAGAGTCGAATACAGGAGTAATCAAGTCTATAAATACTTTCTCGCATTTCCTTCCCGTCAACTCTTCAAATAAATAAGAATAATAAGATAGCTGTAGACTGATTTTAGTAAATTTGGTATTTGGCAAATGTTCTAATGGAGCATTTAAGAAAGGTTGACCACTAACAGTAAATAGAGAATCATATCCTTTAGCAAAGCATTTAAAATCAGATAATACAAACTTACTGTCTTTACGATTAGAAGTAAGACTTAGTTTATCCCAACTGCCAGCCACTCTGTATTTCTTAGAGTAAGGTATTCCTTGTTCAAACGTTTTCGAGTAGTTTCTGTATTTATACAACACTTCCTTTACACATCCTAACAAATCTTCGTCTCCTTCTTCTAAAGTAGCTGTTTGAGCATATCTTTCCAAGGCAGCGTCTACTCTTGAGCCATTAACCGCCGTTTGTTCCCATCCTTGTCTTATCTCACTTGCGGATTGTCCATTAGCTTTACTTACTAACTTACTAATACCCTCTGCATCAAACTTCTTTACAAGTTTACCATATAATGCCGAAAATGAGATGTATTGATTACCTTTAGAATCAAAGTACTTGTGTTCGTTAGGCTCTAAATACACCTCATTTGGAAATAGATTATGAATCATATTTATTTTGTAGCTTTTAATTTGATTGGTTCTGCTATTTTTAATTCTTCGTTTCCTTTCTTATCAATAGAATCAATTTCCAAATTTGTAGTAACTGGCTCTACATCATCTCCTGATACCTCTAACATTAATGGCTCTTCTGCTTTAGTTTCTAAAGATACTTCTTCAGCGTCTTTAGTTTCGTAAATCTCGTCAGGTTGCATCACTAAGCATCCGTATTTTTCACATTCTGCCACTAACCAATTAACTCTATCCTCCGCCGACATCTCGTTTAATTTATCCATAGTCATCTCTTTATTCTTTCCATGACGGATAAAGCTAATCATTAAGTCCTCGTCACTAATTTTCTTTAATCCTTTAGAGTATTGGTCAACCTCCTCTAATAACGAATCAATAATCTTCATTACCTCATCAAACCATTCGTAACCATCACTAGAATCTGTCTTAGGTGTAGTTAAAGTAATAGTCTTAGTATCAAATACTCTACTTGCTATCTTAATCTTAAAGTATCCTGCAACTCCTCTTTCAAATTCTAAAGAAATAACATCACACCCTTCTATTAAAGTTAATTTCTCGTTTTTAGGTGTACTATCTGTTATTAATCCGCAGATGTTTAATCCAAAAAATCTTAATTCATTGATTTTTTCTTCTAAATCACGATTAATCGGGTGACGTACCGTGTCTTTAAATCCGTTTGTTACTACTTTGTTTTCTTTTACTGACTCTACCTCACCTTCTAAGATAAGCCCTTTTAATCCGCCGGCTTGTACCGTGATTTTTCTGATTACTCTTTCTTTCATATATTATTGGTTTTTAATTAAATTTATAATAAATTAATAATTCTCCTGTTTCACTAAATATTAAATTACCGGTACTATTAGTCCAATAATCTCCAAATTCATAATAAGTTGCCGTTTGATTTAATTCTCCATCCATGGTCTATTCCATGATTCAAACCATATATAGTCTTCTATACAACTAAAAACTATTACAGTTAAGGTTACTAATTGCTCAAATCTCATAGTCTTTCTACTCTTATCCTCCAACAACATCTTATCTCTATCTAAATACTGAGCGTTTAAACTTACTTGAATACTAAAAGGTAATCTATTGCCGGCAGAATCAAATGCTAAATGTTCTTTAGCATATAAAGTTGCATCTACTATCGGATCATTCTCTCCACCACCATACAATTCTACATACTGTAAATTATATACACTATCAAATAATGCGTATGGTTTTATTTCACTTGTTGACACCATTCAAATTTAATTACTTTTTTATTAATTACCTATTTTTTAACTCAAAGTTGAGTTAGTTTTATAATCAAAATCCAATTTAATCTCATTCTTAAACTTCCAATAATAAGAACTCGCCATTTCGTAAGTAAAGTCATTAAATTCAATTAAATTCAAATTAAGCGTTGTGGTTGCATTTAACATTTTGTTATTTAACCAATAATGAAAGTATATTCTATAAAAGTCTATATAATCCATATCCTTCATCATCTGAATATCCGTTAAATCATAATGATACGTTTTATTTTCAGCGTGTTTAGTTATTTTGTTTCTTATCATACTTTACTTTTTAAATACCACTCATAAATACTATCATTTATTCTTTCAATAGGTCCAAATGGCCAAGATGTCTTATTAAATAATATCCAATCCACATCTTCTTCATCCGCCGTTGGGAAATAATATCTTACTATTTCATCCGGCATTATATCTTCTAGTAAGGTTAACTTCTGCATATCTGTCTTTCGTCTATTTCACTAAAATACTCATCCTTTA